CCTCCTGGTGCATCCACATCTCTAAATTCTCCTGGTTGAATGCTTTGAGCGTCATCTCTAATTCTAATACCTCTTTGTTTAAATCCTGCAGGTAAATTGGATAATGTTCCTGCATCTAATAGTTGTCGTAATGCAGCCGTAGCTGTTCTTGATAATCCACCAATCATATGTATTAAACCAAAACCATAAAAACCTAATCCTGGTAAAAATTTAAAGTGTACAAAATAACTAATAGCTTTTCTTAATGTGTCACCTATTTCGTAATTTCTTTTGATTGATAAAACTTCTCTAGAATTTTCTTCGATAGTTACAACATATGGAACTTTAATTCCTGTTGGTTCTCCGTCTTCTCCCATGTCTTCAAAACCTTCAAGATCTAAATGAACATGACACTCTAATAAATTAAATACATCTTCGTCTCTACCTTTTGATGCACCTTCTAATTCACGTTCCTTTTTTTCTACTTCAGTTTCATTTACTGGACCTGGTTTTAAATCTATGTCTCTGTAAAAGCCAGCGACTTGTTGTTTTCTTAATTCGTTTTCAGATATTTGAACCCGATGAATGATTGACTCCGCATCATCTAATGAGGTAGCTGTATACGGCACAATCAAATCATCTGCGGGAACAAATTTAGAGCAGGTCATTTGTGTTGCTTCGTCATAGTAGACTTTTTTAAAAGCAGAACCTGCTAACGGTAAATGAAATAATAACGAATCAAAATCTGGTTCGTAATCTTTCATTTTTTCCATGATCTGATAGTTCATGAAATCTTTTACTCTTTGTGATTGTTGTTCTTTGTCTGGTGTTGGTACACCTAAAATTTGTGTTCTAACTGGTCCATCAGCAGGCAATAATTCTTTATAAGCTAAAGCTTGAAACTGTGTAACAGCTTCTGCTAACACAGGGTGTGTTGCACCTGAAGCTCCTTGAAACGGCTCTGTTCTATTATCGTATTTAAATCCTAATAAATCTAAACCTTCTCTATAACCTCGTTCCCAATCTTTTCTAGAATTTTTGTAATCTTGGTAATTTTGATAAAGTGTTGAACCTAATCTTCCTAATACTTCATCAGGTAAATGTTCAGCTAAATTAGCGTAATGTTCTTCTCCGCCTTCAACAGATCCAATAGATGGATCATAATTAATGTCTACAGAACCATCTTCGTTTTCTGTAACTTCTACTGGTTCACCTTGTTCAGTAACTTTCTGCTGCTCATCTTGTTGAGCAACTTCTATTTCTTCAGGTGATGGTACTTTTATCTCTTGCTCTACGTTTGGAAGAGACTTGTCTATGTCTGCCATTTATTTTCTCCAATTTTACAGGTTTAACAGTATTATAATTAATAAGCAAGCCTTGTGGTTGTGGGCCTCTTTTTGGGGGTACGGTTTTAGTTAATTTCATCTTCTATTGCCTTAATTGTGCTATCATCAACCTCATCAAAATCAGCTACAGTTCCGTCTTGGTCAAATACAGCTTTACCTTCTTCATATTCATCAGGAGCTTCAATAGTTTTTTGAGTCTCCATACCTTCGTCTTTAACAATTTTTTCGCCTTTTTTAATCTCAAAAGTTGTTTTATCTTCAATCGTATCATAGGTCCTCTCTCCATCAGAGCCTACTCCAGTTTTATTTCTTTCAACTCTAATATCTCCTGTTGTCAGATCTTCATAAAGTTCGTACTCACTTCCATCTTTACCCTGGTAAGTTAAGACCCTTTCTCTTTCTTGAGTGCTGAGTTTAGGAGTAACATCTGTGCCAAGGTTTCTAATTTTATTTACGAGTAACATTAGTTTATCTACGCCAAGTTTAACGCCATCTTGCACGACAGGTACAACTTTTGCTGCTGGTTTTAAAAATTTACCAACTACAGGTATAGACATAATCCCTGCCATTATCTTCATAAACGTTCTTCTGCTTGGATCCATTGGTCCTTTGGCAAAACCTATTCTGCCTCCAAGAGCATAGATGCCTCTATCTAAATTCATTTCATCTTGTAGATCTGTTGAATCAATTGGGTCGCCTGCGAATGTCATACTTGGACCAAAAAGTCTTTCTGCTAACGCAGGATCAGTTTTAGCTAATTCAAATAATATACTTCTCTCTTCATCAAATACATTTGGTTCCTCCACTGAAACCGGTTCTTCTGCTTGAATTTTTTTAAGAGCATCCAAAACCTTTCTAGCTCCACCTGCATTTATTATGTTTTGTAAATTTTTTGCCTCATTCCCCTCAAGTTCTGAAAAATAATTTTTTAATACTTGATCTGATACATCTGGTTCTCCTCTAGCCTCTGTAGCAAAAAGATCTACTATTGGTTTTATATTTGGTGCTTCTGCATAAATATCTAATACTTTACCTACAGGGGATTTTTTATAAGCAACTCCTTTTTTATCTGCAAACTCTGCTTCTTTTGCTAATCCTGCACGCTCCTCTGCATCAGAGATAGTAGCATTAAATAAATTGTTTTCTTGTTTTTGTAATAGTGGTGCGTAACGTTTTTCTATTTCTTCTTCAGTCTCGCCAATATTAGTTTCAGCAAACTCAGTTCCTGCTAAAGCTAGTTCAGATTCTTTTTGTTGTTCTAAGCTACTAAGTTTTGCTCTTTCATTATTAACTTTTCTAAGATTTAAAATTAATTCTCCATCATTACTATTCATTCTTCTATTTATTTCGGATGCGTCTGCTTGTTCGTAAGCGTCATCAAACCTGTAGATATCAGTGGCTCTTTTAAAAGCTTCATCAAATGTATCACCCATACCAGCTCTAATAGCAGTGTCTGCTCCAATAATAATCATCTCAGGTATAACACCAAACTTTGCAATTGTTCTAAGTCCTCGACCACTTTGTTTACCTATCTCCATAGCTTTGTTTGCAAACTTAATGAAGTTTCTTTGTCCAGCACCTTCTGGAATTCTACCTGTGTTAATCATCTTTTTACCTTTTTCAAAACAGCTTGTGCCATCTTGAAAACCAATACGTCCGCCCATGGCTTTACCTGGGCAAGCAATAGCTGCAATCAGATCTTGAAGTTCTTTCCCTTTAAATTTTTTAGTAGTAATTTTTCCGTCTTGCATTAAAACAGGAGCTTTTTCAGATGCTGCTTCAAATCCTTGAAGATAATTTTTACCTCTGACAACAAAATCTTCTAGATTAAATTTACCTGCTTCATCTAATTTATCTAGGGGAACAACTTGGGTACTAGGTCCTATTTTAGTTTTTCCATAATTAAATTTAACAACATCAACAATTCCTTTTTCATTTTTAGTTTCAGTTAAAAGATTCATTAGTTTTTTTCTATCTTCAATTTCATTTATAATCTTTTGTCTTGCTGCAGAATTTGGTTTTGTTAGTGAGTATTTATTTAATAATTGAATAACTGGAACATCAAAATTTGCTCTTTTAAATTGATTTAAGTCTCCTCTAACCAAACTATTTATTTTTAATTCTTGGTCAGCTCCTCCCATAATTCTAGAGAAAGGATGCTCACCTTCTCCAGTTGCTTTTCTAAAAATACCTTTTGGTCCAAAGTATTTATCTGCAGCGTTCTCTAATCTAATCGCGTCTTCAATATTTCCTGCACTTCTAAACTCATCTGCTCGTCTAATAAGAGCCTCGTAGTTTCCACCAAATTGTTTGCCATATGTTTCTTTCAACCATTTAGATCTGTTGTCTGGCTCTGTTTTAGCCCAAGGATATTCTATCGTGCTATTAGCTCCACTAATTACTGAGCCAGTTCTTTTTATTTGAACAAGTTCATTTGATCTCTGAAGAAAGGCGTTTTTAGGAGCATTTGGAAATTTTCTAAAAAATTTTTTCTCTACTTCTCTTGCAGATAAGTTTTTAAATCTATCATTAGCTCCATGCATCCATTTTAATTGTTGTTCTTTAACAGCGCTTCTAATTTGTTTTTGGTTTGATTTATAATTCTTAATATCGTTTAATTGTTGTGCTGTTAATTTAGATCTATCTACGCCATCTACTTCATATTCTCCTTTTGCCCATGCTTTAAAATCTTTATTAATTTTTTCAAACACGTGCATTCCTGTTCCTCTAAACTCTTCAAGAACAGGTAAAAATTTTTCATTACCTGTAAAACCTTTATTAACTTCTAAAGAGTCAATAAAAGTTTTAACTACCATTTCTTGTCTGTATCTTTGTCTACCTTCTTTTCCAATGTAAGAATTAGGAAACTCTTCTTGAGCTATTGTTTTAATTGCTCTGTTTAAAGGTTCTCTAGATAAATTATTAAGACGTTTTGATAAATTTTTATACCATTTATCTCCTTCTTTAAAATCAAAGAAAGCTTTATTATTTTTCATAACTTTAAGTTTATTTAATTCTGCTACTATAATTTTTTTCGCTGCTGGACTTTGTTCAGTTGGAATACTAGTTCCTGGTCCAAAACCTTCAACTATAGGAGACTTCATTCCTTTGTAAACTTTATCTGCTCTTATTCTAAATATTATTTCTTGAGCCTGTTTATTTCCAAACTTTTTCTTAGCGGCTTTAAATGTTTTTACTCCATAAACATCTTCTAATATTTCTTTTTGTTCTGAAGTTAATGGTATTTTTAATTCACCTGGAGAGCCTTTATCAAATTCTTCTCTCTCAATAAAATCTACAGACTCATCCATCAAACCAGGACCAATCTCTTCCATAGTTTTTCTTAATCTGTCTTTTCTTTTTTGTTCTTGTAAATCTAGAAGTTCTTCTGGTTTTGGTTGAGGTAAAGGCTCGGGTCTAGTTAGATAAGCCATCATTTGATTATAATCGGCTATCTTCATTACATCCCCATCAAATAATTTAAACCGCCGTCTGCCTGTTTAGTTCTTGGTGTATTTTTAATCGCGTTTAATATCGCATCAGCATCCATGCCTTTTTCGCTCATTTTAAATGCTTCATCTAAAGTTGCTAACACTTCTGCTTTTCTTTGTGGATTATCATCAATCATTATCTTTTTAATCAACTCATCTGTTATGCCAGGATATTTTATTTTAAGTTCCATTCTTTCATAAAACTTTGGCGTAACTGTTTTTACAAAATCCATTGGGTTGTTTTGAAGATCTCTCATTTCTTTTTCTAATTTAACTTCATCTGCCAAAACAACTTTGTCCGCTGTCGTAACTTTACCTTTTCCTTTTTTAGTTATCATATTTGCAAGACCTTGTGGAACTGATTTTTCAATAAGTGAGTTATAAGCAACGCCATAAAGATTCATTATATCTTTTTCATCAAACATTTCTCTATCAACACCAAGATCTTCTAACATATTATCAATAGCAACGTCTGCATCGTATTTAGAATCTCCTGATGGAATAATATCGTCTACGGCTTTTTTAACTTCTGTTATTAAAGTTTTTCCTTTGTCTTTTAAAAATTTAGCTATTCTTAATTTAGTTCCTGTAGAGTAATTAACACGACCACCCGTAGCAAAAGGAATCTCATCATCTGGATCAAAATCATCTTCAATTGTTTTCTTAGGTTTTAGTCCACCTTTTTGAAGAAACTCATCTGCTGCTTCAAATTCATCGCCTGCCGTAAATCTAATATCTTCTAGCTCATCTAATTTTTTAAAGTCAACATCATAGTATTCATTTAATAATCTTAAAGGATCCATTTCAGGGTCAGCTCCTCTTTGTAAATCATCTTTGTTTTCTAAACTTTTTCTAACGTCATCAGATAAATTTATTCTAGTATCTTTTAACAACATCTGTCTAATGATAGGTCGTCTATAAGATTCTATGTTAGCGCTGTATGCTCTAGCTTCTTTCTCCGACATTTTAGCCGCTTTAATGTTGTCAGCCATTTTAGATATTTTGTCTAGACTAAGCTCTTCTTCTAACATTTCATCAAGAGATAATGTTTTTGGTGGCACATAGTCTTCATCTAATACAGATTTTACACCTTGTTGTTTTGTTTTATATTCAACAGATTCTTTAATTGCTTTGTCTGCTATACTTCCTGGCTCAACACCTTTGGGTAAACCAAGTTCTCCTTTTAATTTCATAATACCTTCGTCATCAACTTTCTTTGATGTTGCAATATCAAATACTTCTGCTTCAGGTTTTTCTTTTTTCCCAATTGGTCCGAACATAGCCTCGGCTGCTTTTTTAACTTGGCTTTCTTTTGGTTGTCTAGCATTTAAAAGTCTTCTGGCATTCGCTTCAAAATTAGCAATCTCTGATGCATTTTTATTAGACAGTGCAAAAGGACCATACTCCATTATTTTTTCTTCTATAAAATTTAAAGTTTTAGAGTCTTTGAAGGCCGAATCCGAATATAATTTGAAAGGACTATTCTTATCTAGCTTGATGGGTTTACTTACATTTGTTCCTGTGCCAATCATTCTGTTGACGTACGCTTTTCCAAATAATTTAACGAGTAGTTCTAGCATCAGTAGTAATTCCTTTTAACTTTGTTTATAACTTCGTCCTTCTCATCATCTGGATGTAAGACAAAGCCACCCTGCCTAAATCTCATAATCGCTTGTGTTGTTGAGTCCACAAGGTCATCATGATCGCCAAAGGGGAATGAAGCACATTCCTCTATCACTTCTTCAGCAAACTCCTGGTCAGGAGCATATATCATACCAGATTCAAACAAAGGTGCAACAGAATTCACTCTGGTGTGCTTGTCGTTTCCTTTTGACGGACTGAAATTGACAACAGGTATACCCATCTTCCTTAACTCATCTGTTAAAGGTTGACCTGATGCTTTGGCCTCAATGATAACTGT